GAGCTGTAGTAAACGTAAGTGTTGTTCCAGCACCATCTAAAGTATATGCTGTTACAACTACACCGTTAACTGTAGCTGACAAATCGTCAACACTACGGTAACTAAAAGGAATAGCGTATGCTGTAGTAGTACCGTTTCCAGTATATCTTACAAATGAATTAGCCATTATATCCTATATTTATGTTTATCTCTTCTAAAAGGGGTACTTTATTGGTACAGTTTTTCTAGTGTCTTTTCAGCTGCTGATTTAAGTCCCTCAATAGTAGTGGTTTTTCCATCAATTTGTATAATACCATAGTATTTTAACCAGTCTCTTGATTCTCTTTCAAATTCTCTTATCTTATCTAATAAGTATTTATCTGCTTCTTTTTGACCACCTATAAATCTATTTTTACCATATCTAGTGTTATAAATAGAATTAGGGTTTTCTAATTCATCTCTAAATGTTTCATTTAAAGTTTTATCGTTTATTTTAAATAAACCTTTTAATTGTAACAATGCCTCGTAAGCTGTTGTTCCTTCAGGAAAAGTTATCTTACCACCTTGTGGATTTTTAACTTCTAGGATTTCAGTCTCTTTTAAATTTAAAGATTCTTTAGTTCCAATTTTAATATTAAATATAGGTCGTTCCCATTCAATGTTAGAAGTTTGTAATTTTTCTCTAGCTTCTTTAGATAATGTTATTTTTTCACCATTACTATCTAACATGTTCGCACTCCAATGAGATGATGTAGGAAATACATCTTGTGCATTACCTAATAATAAACCTTTTGTTTTAGGATAGACATTACCTAATGGGTCTCTTCTAGGAGACAAAGCATCTCCATAATTTAATTTTTCATATTGTCCACCCAAATACTTTTCATTAATTATTTTAGATAAAGCATAAGGACTAGATTGTGCTAAATGGTCAGTCATGGTAACTAACTCTGCTTCAGCATCTGCAAACACTTTATTTGTCCATCTCCATGTTGTAGCTAAAGGAATTAATTTACTTGTGCTTCTACCAAAATATCTTTCTAATTTAGATATGTTAGCAGAGCCTTCTTCTTCTGTTGCTTCACTTTGACTAAATATTTCCATTATTTTAAAGAAATCTTGCGTCATTAAATTGGATGCAAATATGTTAGACCATAAAGAAAATGAAGAACCAGCAATGTGTTGCATATAATCTAAAAATCTATTTTGTTCTGCACTGTGTAATGGGTCATTAAACACATCTTGAAAATCTTCTATAGAATCTTTAATAGATGCCATAACCATAAAAGGAATAGACAACGGAAAAAATCTTGATAAAGATGTATATTGAGTAACACCATTTTCATCTTCCCATTTATAAGAAAATCTATGTTTTCTATCTTTTTCTTTGTGTCCAGTTAATTTATCTGTAAATGCTAAATAAGTAGCTAAACCATAAATAGCAGCACCAACTGCTTGTACTGATTGTGCTTTATTCCTAACAACAGGGTCTGATGCATTTAATAATGCTCTGTGTTCCATGTTTAATTTATTAAGTAATGGTGTCATTTGCCATCCGTATTTAAATAAATTTACAGGAGTTTTTACAAAATGTAATCCAGTAAGAACTCTTACTAATGGAGCTTTATTAACTGTTTTTAATAACCAGTCACCTAAATTATATTTACTTTGTTGTTGGTCTGGATAAAATTGTGTTGCATCAAGCATTTCATTTTTAAGATTTTGTGTGAATGAAGCTTCTCTTGATATGTACAGAGGGTCATTAGCAACTGACTTAGTTAAATCATCTAATGTTTTTACTTCAATAGGATTAAATGTTTTAGTTGCTCTAAAATTACCAAATTCATCTTCATATTGATAATATAGTTCAGACCATTTTTTTTCAAATGGAGTTTGTGATACTTTAGTTTGTTCTAATTCTTTTAATTTATTATTTAATTTAGTTAATTTATTAACATTAATTTTATCTTGTGCTTGTTCAAATCTAATGTTTTCTTTAATGTTTCTTATGTTGTCTTCTATTTCTACTATTTTAGTTTTATTAAATATTTTTCTTTCTTTCCATAATTCAGGGTAAAAAGCTCTCATTCTTTGATTAACATTAGCAACTCTAGCAGCTCTATTAAATATGTTTTTCATCAGAGTGTCACCAGCTCCAAGTAATTTTAAAGTCATAAAAGATAGTTTACCAATAGGTGAGCCAGAAGTTGCCATCCATTGTTTTATTTTACTATCAGAAGCTTTTAGTTGGTCAAAATATGTTTCTATATTTCTTTGTTGTCTTCCATCAAATCTATGTTCTAAACTATCTCCAATACTTCTATTGGCTTTCCATGATAACTGAGCTTTTTTAGCAGCAATGTGAAAAAATCTTAATTGAGACACTAATAAATCACCTGCCATTTGCATTTGATTAATACCTTGTGCTCTATTTCCTTTTGCAAAAGTAATGACCCCACCAGTAAATTGTGTTACAACATTTGTTTGAAATTTAACAGCAGATGAAAGTAAGTTAACTTCATGTGTTGAAGGGTCTCCTAATAAATTAGCTGTTGTAAATTCATTTAAAGCTTCAAAGAAACTAACATTTTTTTCTTTTGTTTTTCTATTAACTTCTTTAATTAATTTACGCATTTTATAATCGTTGTTACTTATATCAGCTAAATCATTAACAACTTTTATTTTTTGTTCTGGAGTAAGTTTTTTAATTTTAGAAATAAGAGATGGTAATTCTTGACTAATAGCAATATCTGTTTCCATTCTTAATTTATCAGCATCAGTCATTTCAACCATTAATCTTTGTTGATTTAAAGCGTCTGAAACACCTTGTACTGTGTTAACATGATTTTTAATAAGAATAGATTTTTCTTCTATTGCTTGTATAATTTTATCAGTAACTGCTAATTTTTCATCTACATCAACAGCTTTGTCAGTAAGTTTTCTAATTTCAGATACTTCTTTAGATTTATTTAAAATATTTACACGACCAGCATAAATAGTAGGAGCTAAATCTGGAGCAATTTTAGCAACTGTTTTTAATTCTTCATCTAATGCATCAGCATTATTTTTACCTAATAATTTAGATGCTTTGTTTTTTATTTGATTAAATAAGCCAACTCTTTCAGTTGTTCTTACTTCTCCTTTTTTAACTAAATCATCTATTGTTAATTTAATTTCTTGAATAATTACATTATGTGGTTCATCAGGATTTATTTTACTTAAATTAATAATAGGAGTTTTTCTTTTAATGTTGTCTGCTGTATTATTAATAGTGTTAACTTCACTTACTCTGTCAGTAATTTTTGATGGTGCTTTTTGTGAAGGTGTTTCAGGATTATAACTTTTAGATTTACCATCTTTACCTGAAAAAGTTACATCAGATTTACTACCAGCAAAACCGAAATCTCTTGAGTAATCACCTTTAAAACCTTCTCCAATGTCATAAAATTTACCAGCTTTACCTTTAGCTGACCAAGCGGCCATCCCAGCACCTATTGTTCCTTGTGCAACACCACCAGCAGCCGCAGAAGTAAGTGTTCTAGTTAAATTGTAATCAGTCATTAAACCAGCATCAATTTCAGCTGTTTGCCTTGCAACATCTGTTCCAGCAGCAATAGTAGCTCCAAACGCAGCTTCTTTAGCTCCAATTTCAAGTGCTACTTTTTTCTGAGCTTGTTTAACAAATTGTTCTTTAGTAAGTGCTTCTAAAGCTGTTTTACCAGCTTCTCTAGTAATAATTTTACCAGCACCAAGTGTAAATAAATTAAGAGGGTCAACAACTAATGCAGGGACAAAATCTTTAGCCCATTTAAGAAAACCTATTGTTTCACCCCCAAAATAAGGAAGGTCAGCATACACTTGTGTTATTTCTGCCCAATCTGATTTGTATGTTTCATCTTTAGCTAATACTTGTCCAACATCATTTGCAATACCAGCAGTGTTATATTCACTCCAAATTCTATCTTGATAAAACTTTTCTATCATTTCAGATTTTGTATAGTCTTCTATTTTTTTACCACCAACAACATCACTAATGCCACCAGAATAATATCTTTTTAAAACTGTTTGAAATTCATCTGATTGTAATTTATCAAGTGCAAGACGTTGTTTTTCTGCTTTTTGCATAGCATCATATTTTTGTCTTTCAATTCTGTCTCTTCTATTACGATTTCTAGCGTCTATAGCACTTTGTGTTGCGTCTTGAGTTTCAGTTTCCCAAGAAATTCCTAAATCAATTTCAGCCATTTATTATTTTAAATACTCACTTACTAAAGAATTTAATTGCACTGAACTTATGTCAAAAGCTTTTGCAAGATTTAATTTAGCATCTGGAGTTAATATTTTATTGTAAATTTCTTTTGTCATTGGTCTGCCAGTTAATTGCTCTATAGTATTAACAAAGAAATTCTTTTGATTTTCTACGCTTGATGATTTTTGAATCAAACCTAAAGGAGTATATGTTTCTATTTTAGGTAATGTAAATGTAGATAAATTCTGTTTAATAGTGTCATTAAGCTGATTTATTTCATCAGTAAAATCTTTTTCTTGAATACCCATTTTTTTGATTAATTCACTTGCCAAAGCTTTCTGTTTAATAGGGTCAGTAGAAAATCCTTCAAATCCTTTTTGTTTAAGTAAAGCTTGAAAATCTCTAGTGCTCATTAATGTTTGAGCTCTATCAATCATGTTTAAATCAGATTCAGATTCAATTTTACTCATAAAAGGTTTAAACTTTTCTACAGCATCATTTACTCTATTTTCATAAAATTCTTCAGCAATATTATCTAAATCAATATTAGAACTTAAATCAATACCTTCTTTATTAATTCTATCAGCAATACCTGCTAACCAATTTGATTGACTGTAAGTTTTAATTTTATCATTATATTGTGTATTAAAGAATTTTTGTTGTTCACTAAACCAATTATTTTTAACTGTATCAGGAGAATTTTTAGGTGGTCTAGGATTGTCTTTTAACCAATCTAAATAATCACCTTGCATTTCTTGTGATATTAAATCAGAAACATATTGATTTTTTTGTGATTGATATTTTTTATCAACACTAGGAACTAAATCCACAATTATTTTATTTATTTTACCAACAGTTTTAGTAAAAGCTGGTTCTTGGAATGGTGGTGTATATCCAGCAGCTGCATCTATTTCGGCTTGTTTTTTTAATTTAAGTAAACTTGACAATGTTTGAGGATTATTAGAATGTCTTCTCCATTCTTCATTTAAAGCAGCATTATTATAATTGTATTTACCATTCATAACATCTTGTTCTAGTGTAGTAACAGCTGTTTTATCTTCAAGCATATCATTTATGTTTTTAGCTGTGCTATTTAAAGTAACAGCTATACTAGGATATTTGTTTAACATTTGTTGTTTTAAAATTGAAGCTTCAATTTGTCCTTCAGTTGTGCTTTGGTCAATGTTAAAATATTCTGTTATGTAATTATCTTTCTCTGCTTCTTTTGCTCTAGTCATTTGAGTGTATTCAGCATTTGCTAAAACTCTTTGTTTAGTTTCAAATTTCTCTATTAATTTTGCTGCTTTCTCACTTGTTGTCCTATTTGAATATAATGAACCTAAAGCATTTCCCCCAGAACCTATTCCTCTATCAGCGTTAATAATTTGTTCTGCACGATATAATTCATCTGTTGATTTAGCACTGTCAATAATGCTGTTAATATGTAATAAAGCTTCATTATTAGCTTGTTCATAAGTTCTTAAATATCTTTTTTGTGTTTCACCTTCTGCTGGTGGCAATGGAATTACTCTTGATTTTACAGTTCCCCAAAAATCTTGAACTTCAACAGCTGATAATATTGCAGCTCCTTCTTCTAATTTTTTCTTTTCTGCTCTTTCATTTCTTTTTATAGCGTCATTAATTGCGTCTTTAGCTTTAAATTGATTAAAGATAGAAGCAAAACCTAACGCATATGCACCATCTTTATCTTTAAAATCAGGTAAATATTGTTTATAAAAAGCTGGTAAATTAGTTTCTTCAGGATTATATAAATTTTTATTTGCTTCTATTTGAGCTATTGCAGCAGCTGCATCTGCTTTACCAGTTTCTTGTGATACAATTTTACCAACATATTGATTTGATAACTCTGGGTGTTTACCTTCTAATATTTCTTGTTGTACAGTTTTAGAATCTTTTGTTAAAAGTAATTGATTAATTTTTTCTTTAGCAACATCTTTTTTAGTTTCAACATATTTATCAGCTATTCTAGCTAAAGCTGGGTTAACATCTTTTTGTAATATATTTATTAAATCTGTTACATCACTTTTATTTGAAGAT